TGATGTCTAAAGCTGACGATGCTGCCGATCTATTCAGCATGGTAGCCCCAGATTTCGACCACTGGATGTGGAAATCAAAGTCACCTGAATACAAAGCACTGGCTCAACAGGTCTGGAACCAATGAAAGATTTTTTACAGATATTTTTTGGCTCAATAGGTGTGGCTGTTTTTATTGGTGTTATGTCGGGCTTTCTTTGGCTTAACCAAATGAATATTGAAATGGAGCGAAGTGATATGCAAATGCAAATTGATTTTGGCTATCCTATGAACCCTGGCTACAAAGGCCAGATGACCAGTAAGGACGCAGCCAAAAAAAAGAAAGAAACAAAAAAACATGACCAGCTTCAGGTGTTGCGTGCTCTATCTGCAAGTGTAAACGGCCTCACGGCTGATGAGATTGCTGGCATATACGGTGAGGTGTTTTTGAAATACCGCCCACGTATTTCCGAACTAAGAAAACTAGGGGTGATTGAGGACACAGGTGACCGTAGACCATCTGCACTTGGCAATAATCAGATTGTTTGGAGAGTAGTAAATGGAAAATGAGCTTTCAGTTTGGGAAACACTAACAGCGGTTGATTGTCGTGACAAGCACGCAAAGAAAGGTAAATTTACTTATTTGTCTTGGCCTTGGGCATGGGAACGTGTGAAAAAGATTTATCCAGATGCAACATTTGTAAAACACGTTTACGAAAATGGCCTTCCATATTTAAAAGATGAAGAAGGATATGCCTATGTTCAGGTGTCAGTTACAATAAAAAATCAAACATATACTGAAGTTTTTGCGGTATTGAGCGGTAGCAACCAAAGTATAAAAAATCCAAACTCATTTGATGTAAACAAGGCTTTTCAACGTGCCTTAGTTAAGACACTCGCATATCACGGATTAGGCCACTACATTTATGCAGGCGAAGATTTGCCAGAGGGTGTAAAAGAGCCAGAAGAAGAAACGCCACAGCAAAAGACTGAGGCTGTTGAACCAGAGCTTCCACAGGAACAATACACAGAGCCGACAGAAATTCAGAAAACTTTGATTTGGATTAACGACCAGATCAAGGGATTTGAAAGGCATCGCCACATGGGTCAGCACTTAGCCTGGGTTGATGTCAATAAAGAAACACTTAATCAATTAAAAAGTGAACATCGAGACTTATGGGAAGATTTACTGAAAAACTGGAAAAAGAGAAAGGCGACTTTAGAAAATGTCTGATTATGAAAAACTACTTAACGCTACCGTTTTCAAAAATGCAGAGCGGTTTGACAATGGTACACCAATGACAGGTGGCAAACCAAACTACTCAAATAACAAACTGAGGATTGAGCGTGACTTGCCAGCAGGCGAATACAGCCTTGCTATCTGGCAATATGCCGACTCTGGTAACCTGTCTATCAGCCTGACCAAGTCAACCAGTCCAGTCATAGGGCAGACACAAGGAGGTATTGATGACGATTTCTCTTAATGCAAGCAACGACACGGAACCAAAACTTTACACGATACAGAAAACGGCTGCCCGTCTGTTTGGTAGTGACTATACACCGACCGATCTAAACAGAATATACAGGATGGTGGCAAAAAGAGAACTGGTCTGCCAAAAGGTAGGTGGTCGCAAGTTTATACCTGTGTGGCAAATTGAAAAGCTAGAGCAAGGCAATGAATAGCCCAGATAAGGTATTAACTAACGTAGCTAAAATCGTGCGTGATCGTGGTGAAACCCACGGGGATTTTCGTGAGGTGTTTGAGCTGACCGCACAGCTTTGGTCAGTCTATCTGGGTATGCCAGTCTCACCGCAACAGGTGTGTGCTTTGAACAGCTTGCAGAAGCTGTCTAGGGATCAGGTGAGCGACACAGCTCACAGGGATAATTTCATGGATGTGGCAGGCTATGCAGCCATCGGGGTGGCATTGCAATCAGATAGCTGATTATTGCAGTCGTGCAAGGTCAGTTATTTTTATAGGCGGTCTTGGTTGTTCAAATATCTTCTTTGTTTGTCTTTTCCACACAAACCAAATTGCAAATGCAAATATTGCTAATGGTAATATCGCTATAAAGTACCCAACTAAAATTGACATAGTTTATTCTCCATCAAACTGATGATGGGGGGCAAACTTGCCCCCACATACCATTTCCTTAACCCCACAGTGCTTGATTAAATTTATCAGCGTCCGAAGCATCTTGCTCAGGGTTGTCAATCCAATGACCATATTGCTGTCTTGTCGTTTCTATCGACTGATGACCCATCAGGTCGGCAATGCGTGGCATATCATCGCCAAATGTTGCCAGACACATACTTGCAAAAACGTGACGCAGATCATGCCAGCGTATGCGTGGTAAGCCATCGATCTCATCGCACATTGGATGGAGAACACGCCTTCGCCAATTGTCAGCAGTTCTCTCATGCGTGCCAAGTCTTGTTGGAAAAACATAATCCTCATCAGATGAGAATTTTGATTGCAATTTATATTCTTGTAATCGTTTTTGCAGATCAGGCGTAAGGAAAACATCACGCCTTGCCTTTGAAATCTTTTTCTGCTTTGTCATTTTCGGAATGTCAGCAGATACATTGCCACCTCGTTGCCTACGCATGGCAACTCTGACTTTCACAACTTTTCTGGCAAAATCAATATGCTTCCACTTCAGTGCAGACTGCTCACCAAACCTCAAACCAGTCTGGGCTGCAAAAGCTATGACGATCCCTTTCGTGCCACCTATCGTGGCTGACAGGTCAACCAGTTGCCTGATTAGTGGCAGGCTGATTTTTTCTAATCCAGCCTTTTCAGCTTTATCTTCGCCAACATATTTTTGTATTTCAAGTTTTGCCAGCCGAGCTGGGTTTTTTAAACACCAGCCTTCACGGATCGCCACATCAAATACTTGTTTTAGGGTGTTGTGTTTATGCTTGCGTGTTTGATCTTGTCCATCAATTGTAAGAAGTAATTGCTCAACAATGGTAGGCGTTACATCTATACACATCATTTGTGCGAATTTGTCATCATTGTAATTTATTGATAACCAATCAAGAGCATTTCTTAATAACCCTCTTTTATGACTATCACAAATTATGCCACGCTCTTCACGGCTCTTGGTTAATTTATTAAATTCTTCAATTGCTGCACCAACAGACTTTTCTGGATGTCGCATTATAATACCGCCTGATTTTTGTGCAGTGTTTAAATCAGACGCATATTGACCAGCTAACTCTTTAGTCAAAAAATAGAATTTTTTCTGACCTTCTTTTGCACCCATAATTTTTATATTTGTGCCATCAATGTCAACATACCAAAATGCACGCTTCATCTTTTCTTTGTAAGAATCACGCTTCACCTCAATGTGATGGTAGGGTTGTCTTTTTATAGTTGTGCTTTGTTTATTCATAGTTACTTTTCCCTTTTGTGTGTAATCAACAGTTACAATATATAACCAAAAAATAACACTAGCAAGAGAAATGCATCCGCCAAAAGGCGGACAGTCACAGTTTTTTTTGCACAAAGAATCGGACGGTCACGATCTGAAAAAAATCTATTTGTCGCTGGAGCCTTCGCTGGGGCATGAAAAAGCCACCCCGTAGGGTGGCTAAGTCATTGATATTATTGGTAGGCGCTACGGGATTCGAACCCATGACCGTCCGCTTAAAAGGCAGATGCAACACTAATACAGATTGTACCCAGTCACACATATTAGAGATTTCTGCGGTTTTCACTTGCATAGTTTACACAGATTACTCGTATTCGCACTAATTAGCAATTCTATTTGTCGCTCAGATTTCGCTGGCATTTCGCTGGAACTGCCTTGGGCTTTTTCTCCATTTCGCTGGGAGCAGTTTTCCAGCGAAGATTTAGCAACGTTCCAACAGCTTTTTAAGTGCGTCAATTTCTATGCGTAGTCGGTAATATTTTTGGTGGGAGTTGTTACGCCTGGCTTTTGTCAGTGTGACAAATGGGATCAGAAGGTAGTCGAGGATTGTTATTTTTTAGGTCGCATTGCTCGATCACCAAACCAGAATAATACGGCTGTTGAAGCCATATATATAACGCTCTGTATGATCGTTTCCTGATGAGCAAAGTCATTGCTGGTGGCGTAAATATACCAGACGATTGCTACTAAAAATATGGTTAATATTGGCCTTGTCAACCTGAGTATAGCAGCCACCCAGGGATAGGGAACTTCAACGCCTTGCATCAT